CTTTGGATACTGCTTTCGGAGTTGCTCCAGATACGATTTACTCGGAAATTGCATCAGTATCACCAACCTTTCTGAATGCGGAATTGCCGGACAGATGCCGAAGAATGACCTTTCTTGCCGCCTTGAATTCTGCTCCCACCATTCCCAGACGAATCAGGAAACACCGCATGGTGTACTTGGGATTGTCGGAGGTGTCCGGCTTGCGGTTGATGCGGCTTTGGTTCTTGGCAAATTCGCAGAGCATGGAAATGAAGGTGCAGTAGGCATCTGCATCACCATCCTGTTCGACCGTGAACCACGGGAATTCCACTTTTTCATCCGATGGAATGATGTCCAGCGAATCCGTTTGAAAAGCTGCCTGAAAAAGGGAAGCCTTGTTTTCGCAGATCTGTCGGAGATTGCCCAGTGTATGTTCCGTGAAGAAATCAGCTGGCATCTGCACAGTCAAGCCTTTAGATTCCGGTTCTGATGTGTCTGGAACAACATAGCCCCGATTTGCCAGTTCGGCAAGAAGCCGTTCTGTTTCCTTATGGTCGGCTTGGTCACTGATTTCCAGATCCCCGGACTTGGTAACGGTGTAGCATTCCCCGATTTGGTAGGCACAGGTGGGCATGAATTGATATACTGCCGGAATGCCGATAATCTCACTGATGGCTTTCACCAGTTCCTTTCGATTTTGACTGTGATAAGTAATGGTCATGTGAAAAACTCCTTTCTTTCGGCGTTTTTGCTTTCGCCATGACACATATTAACTCTGTTTCCCACAGATAGCAACTGTGAGATGTGTAGAATGTTTCGGCCGTCATTTGTAACAGATCACAAATCTGCCCAGACGATTCCGGCAAGCACAAAAACAGCTACATTCAGACAGATGCCATTCCCCCAAAGGCGGTACTCTGCTGCATCACGATATGGATCTTGCAGCCATTTCTGTACCATCTTTCGGCTTTTGGGACGGCTCTCCGGTTTTACCGCTTTTCGGTATTCTTCAAAAATAGCTGCCCATCGGTCGATTTCTTCTTCTGTGGGATTTTCCGATGCCAGGTCACTGCACCATTGATCCGGAAATCCCTGCAGTCTTGCACATTCCTGCGGTGTCAGTCTGCGAACCGCATAACCGCTGGAAACGATACTGGGGTCTTTGTGGTCCCGTGCCAGCAGTGTAGGGGTCGTTTCCCGAAATGCACTGCTGAAATTTCCCGTAGAAGCAGCATACACTGCATGATGGTCGGTAGCATTCAAAGTGAAAGCGACCTCTTTGTTGACACCGCCGCCCTGCGGTCCGTTTTGGTCAGACCGACCGACCATTGAACCCTGCAAAGCATAACTTTCCAGCACAGCAATACCGCCTTGATTTTTGGCTGGTGACTGGTCGCTGGTGTCCAAAGTACGGGCAGTGTCTGCCTCATAAATGCCGCTGTGCGGATTACCGGAAAGCATGGCATTGCTGGAAAAGGAACTGATGCCGTATGCTTTCGGCTGAAATACAGTCTGGTCATTGTTGCAGGACAGCGTAGCAGATTTGTTTTCCTGTATCAGACTGCCTTTTCCACCGCCGGCTTTTCCGCAGCGAATCTTCAGTGTTTTCGGTGTATCCATCAACAGCGGAACATTTCCGCCGCCGGTTCCGCATCTGGAAGTCAGTGTCTGTACTTTTCCGTTCTCAGAGATCTGAAGACGGCTGTCAGCAGGATGATTTTCCAGTACACAAGGCGGATGATGGGCTTCTGCACGAAGGGTGGCAGTGCGTTCTTTCAGAATGTCTATGCGTTCTCCGCCCTGGTCACACAAGCACAAGCCTGCCGTTCCAGAGCTGTCCGCAGCACTTCCGGCAGTTCTTTGCCACGCACGGAGGCTCTCCGCAGAATACCCTGACACACGAACCGTGCCGTCCCCTCTGTCACTTCGTGACATCTCCCCACACTGTGGGGAGTCACCTTCGGACTCAAATAGTATTTTTCCGGCACTTGTTCCGTCAAAATCTGCGACAAGAAAGATCCGTTTTCTTCGCTGGGGCACTCCCCAGTATTGTGCATCAAGGACTCTCCATGCGAGGGAATAGGATTCTGCCAGAATCTCTCCGGCTTTTGTCCATTTTCCCGCAGGTCGAGGAATTGAAATGCTGCTGTCTTTGACCGAACAGATGGCTTCGAGGACACAGCGGAAATCTTCTCCGCCGTTGGAAGAAAATGCTCCGGGGACGTTTTCCCAGACGATGTATCTTGGGTATTTGCCATTGCTTGCACACCTCATTTCTCGGATGATACGGATCGCTTCGTGAAACAGAGAAGAACGGCTGCCGTTCAGACCGGTTCTTTTTCCGGCGATGCTCATATCCTGGCATGGACTTCCAAAGGTGATGATGTCCACAGGCGGCAGCTTTGCACCATGCAGTCCGCTGATATTGCCGAAGTGTTGTACCTGCGGCAGCCGTTTTTCTGTCACACGAATGGCAAACGGTTCGATTTCAGAAGACCAGATAGGCACAATGCCAGCTAACAGTCCGGCAAGCGGAAAACCGCCGCTGCCATCAAAGAGGCTGCCAAGGGTGAGATTACGCATCTGACACCTCTACTTCCGAATATTCCATTCGCTTCCCATCCCGAATCAAATACACATCATCGGAATTTCCGTCATGGAGTTTTATGTACCTTTCAACGGCTACATCAACAAACTTCGGTTCAAACTCTATGCCGTAACAAATTCTGTCAAGCTGGTCGCAGGCAACAAGCGTAGATGCTGAACCTAAAAAGCAATCAAGCACTAAAGCATTGGTCTGCGTCGATAAACCGATAAGATAGGCGATAAGAGGAACAGGTTTGCTTGAGGGGTGTCCGCAGCCGTCCTCTTTGCTGTTTTTGATACGGTCAAATTCAAATACGGTCACTTGTTTCTGATCCCCGTACCAGTTATGTTTCCCGTCCTTTTTCCAGCCGAAAATGATAGGTTCGTGGATATATTTCCAGTCTGTTCGGGTGAGAACAAGGCGGTCTTTCTTCCAAACAAGACCTGCACCAACTTTGAAGCCGGCATCTTCAAAAGCATCGTGAAAAATTCTCGCCTTTGAAGTGGCATAGAATTCATAGAAACTTGCATCTCTCTGCATATATTCGTGCAGATTTTTGAATACTTTCATTAGAAATTCATAGGCTTCTTTATCGTTAAGATTGTCATTTTTGATTTTGCCTGACGTACTGTTCAGGTCGACAAAATATGGTGCATCTGTACAGACAAGGTTTACTCTTGTATCACCAAGCAACGCATTGAATGTTTCAGGCAAAGTGGAATCTCCGCAGATGACAGTATGTTTTCCAAGATGCCAGATGTCACCTGTTTTGGATTTGCAGGGCTTTTTCAGTTCTGCATCTACATCAAAATCATCCTGTTTTGCTTCATCACTGTTAATGTCGAAAAGGTCAGCAATTTCAGATTCATCGAAACCAGTCAAACCCAGGTCAAATCCGAGATTCTGCAACTCTTCCATCTCAACAGCAAGCAGTTCTTCGTCCCAGCCGGCATCTAACGCCATCCGGTTGTCAGCAAGAATATACGCTTTCTTCTGTGCTTCTGTCAGATGGTCGGCATACACACAGGGGACTTCTGCAATGCCTTCTTCTTTTGCCGCCATAATGCGTCCATGTCCAGCCAGCACATTGTATTCCCGGTCGATAATGACGGGATTCACAAAGCCAAACTCACGCAGAGAAGAGCGAAGCTTCAGGATCTGTTCCTTGTTGTGCGTTCTGGCGTTATTCGCATAGGGTACTAACTTGTTGATATCAACAAGCTGAAATTCTGTAGTTGTGGTCATGCTCCATTCCTCCGCTTCAAAACTTTCTGTAAACCTTTTCTGGCGTCCAGTACTTTTCCGCTGACCGCCTGTCCCTTAATGGTTCTGTATTGCTGTTTGGTCATCTTCTGGCGATTGGCTTTCAAATCTCGCCAGAACTGGGTATCTGCTTTCATGTATTTCTCACTTTCTGCTGCTCAGAAGCTGTTCCATCAAATCATCCTGTGGTGTACCGTCAAATTTGGTCGTGCAGTTCTGTTTCACAATATCGAAAATCTCATACCAGAGCAAATTTGCCTGTTTCTGAAATGTCTGGCTCATCTGCACAAACGGGGAAGCAATAACGCCGCCGGTGGTCGGGTGCTTTCCCAGCAGTCCATAGGTACTGAGGGCTTCTTCACACTGTACAAATCGGGCGAATGCCTGCGAGTAACTTTCTAGCAGCCGTTTGTTGACGTGCTTTTCACAGCCACGCTGTTTCAGCCAGAGCCATGTTTCTTTGTACACAATGTCTGCTCCCAGCGGTTTTCCGTTCTTCTGCTGGGCAGACAAGTATGCACTGGGGCTTGGCATATCCGCACCGGTCAAATCAGCGGCATCGTCCAGATCAGCTGCATCCAATTCCGGAGCATGAAACTCCATAATATCTGCATCCTTACCCTCTGCGATTTTGTCGGAGAGGGCTTTCGGCTTATCGCCTGCACGAACTCGTCTGCCGCCTCTTCTTGTACCGTCCTTTGCCATCTGATTTCACCTTCCTTTTTGAGAGAAAAATAGCCGAAACTGCGTAGGTTTCGGCTTGTTTGCATATTTTCGGGGTTAATCCCCCGTTTGAACCTTGGTTTTTGTGTGTGAGAGGGAACGCCGGTCTGTAAAAAATTCACAATTAGAGATTTTTATCCCCCCACCGGCAGCATTTCAGACACAATCAATACCGATAGACGGGATTTTGGTCTTCCGTCCATGTCTTGCGGTCATGGCAGGACTTGCAAAGAGCCTGCCAGTTGCTTTCATCCCACATCAGATGCGGATCACCACGGTGAGGAATGATATGGTCGACTACAGTTGCTGCTGTGAACCGTCCCCGTGCCATACACTTCACGCACAGCGGATGCTTCCGCAGGTACGCCTTGCTGAGCCGCTGCCACCTGCTGCCATAGCCACGCTTGGCAGCAGACGGTCGGTCTGGGTGCAGGGGCTGATGCTCTGCACAGTACAAACCGTCTGTCAGATTGGGACAGCCTGGGTGCTTGCAGGGCTTCTTACATTTCTTCGGCACAGCAGTCACAGCCTTTGCAACTCTCTGTGGTTTCTGCAGAGAGTTTTTTCAATGCTTTTTGG